ATAAGTTAAAAGATGAGGGTCTTATTGAGACCAAGCCCTACAAGTTCCACGCTATTAGGCTTGTGGATAAGTCAGCTAGAGAGATGGCTGCGCTGTGAATCACACGCTCCTTACACAGGAAGAGATTGAAGACTATGTTGAGATAGTCGATACCGTGTCAGAGGCGGAGAGAAAGAAGATATTCCGTATCCTTGAGCATGACCGTGTCCACCGGTGCCGGGAATCTTTTATTTACTTTGTCACCCAGATGTGGCCTGTGTTTATCTCAGGTAAGCATCACCAGATCATGGCAAACGCATTTGAGAGGGTGGCTAGGGGTGAGTTAAAGAGGTTGATTATCAACATGCCTCCCCGGCACACAAAGAGTGAGTTTGCTTCTTACCTGTTGCCGGCGTGGTTCTTGGGTAAGTTTCCACATAAGAAGATCATCCAGACAGCGCACACAGCCGAGTTGGCGGTGGGCTTTGGTCGTAAGGTTAGGAATCTGGTCGGGTCAGAGAACTACGGTAAGGTGTTTGACACCAAACTGTCCTCGGATTCAAAGGCTGCCGGTCGCTGGAACACGGAAGTTGGTGGAGATTACTTCGCTATCGGTGTGGGCGGTGCTGTAACGGGTAAGGGTGCTGATCTTTTGATCATCGATGACCCGCACTCAGAGCAGGAAGCCAAGCAAGGTAACCCTGCGGTCTATGACAACGTCTATGAGTGGTACACATCTGGCCCTCGTCAGCGTCTACAACCGGGCGGGGCGATCATTATTGTGATGACGCGCTGGTCTAAACGGGATTTAACCGGTCAGATCGTCAAGAATTCAGGAAAAGAAGGCGTAGATACGTGGGAAGTGATCGATTTCCCCGCGATTCTCCCGTCAGGAACACCGTTATGGCCCGGATTTTGGAAGAAAGAGGCACTTGAAGCCCTCCGTGCTGAACTCCCTGTCTCTAAATGGGAAGCACAGTACCAACAAAACCCAACATCTGAAGAAGGTGCGATCATTAAACGGGATCAATGGCGCATTTGGGAGGCAGACACCCCACCTACATGTGAATATCTGATCCAGTCATGGGATACCGCATTTGAAAAGGGTAACCGTGCCGACTATTCAGCCTGTACAACATGGGGTGTGTTTAAACATCCTAATGAGCACGGAGACTACAGGACAAACATCATCGTTTTGGATGCGTTTAAGAAGCGCATGGAGTTCCCTGAACTCAAACAAAAGGCATTTGAGATGTGGAAGGAGTGGAATCCGGATAGTCTCATAGTGGAGAAAAAGGCCGCCGGTGCGCCTTTGATCTATGAGATGCGTCAGATGGGAATCCCGCTCCAAGAGTACACACCAAGCAAAGGAAGCGATAAGATAGCGCGTGTAAACGCTATTTCTGACATGTTTTCGTCAGGAATTGTGTGGTGTCCAGACACAAGATGGGCGGATGAGTTGATGGAAGAACTCGCCGCTTTCCCTAATGGAGACCATGACGACCTTGTTGACTCAACCAGCCAAGCCCTTCTCAGGTTTAGACAAGGTGGTTTCATCCGCATTGAATCAGATGAGGAAGATGACCCCGTTTACTTCCGCAGCAGAAGGCAAGAAAGATACTACACCGTTTAAGGACAAGATATGGAAAAAGGTTTATACCAAGCCCCACAAGGCATTTCAGAACTCCAGCCAGATTTGGCTATTGAGATTGACAATCCGGACGCTGTCCATATTGAGATAGACGGACTAGAGATTGACCTAGAACCCGGTCAAGAAACTGCAGAAGAGTTTGACGCCAACCTAGCCGAGTACCTTGACGAGGGTGAACTCAGCAGTATTGCCGGCGATCTTATTGATGATTTCAACAAAGACCAGCGCGACCGCCGTGACTGGATTCAGACCTACGTAGAAGGCTTAAAACTCCTAGGTCTCAAGTATGAAGAACGCACTGAGCCTTGGCAAGGAGCCTGCGGTGTATTCCACCCCATGCTGACAGAGTCAGTAGTGCGCTTTCAGGCTGAAGGCATCATGGAGACATTCCCTGCCTCCGGCCCCGTAAAGACATCCATCATTGGTAAAGAGACCAAAGAGCGGGTAGAAGCCTCCCACCGCGTCCAGACCGACATGAACTACCAGTTAACGGAAGTCATGCGTGAGTACCGCCCTGAACATGAGCGCCTGCTGTGGTCTCTGCCCATCACTGGAAGCGCATTCAAGAAGGTTTACTACGACCCTAACAAGCAGCGCCAAGCCTCTATATTCATTCCCGCTGAAGACATCGTCGTACCTTACGGTGCGTCTGACCTAGAGAGCGCCGAACGCATCACCCATGTGATGAGGAAGTCCAAGAATGACATCGTAATGCTCCAAGAGGTTGGGTTCTACCGTGATGTAGACCTAGGCGAGCCAAGCGCAGAACTAGATGATATTGAGAAACAAAAGGCTGAAGAAAACGGTATCTCTGCGATTCAAGATGACCGCTTCCGTCTGCTTGAGATTCATGTCAATTTAGATTTAAAGGGATATGAACACAAGAACAAAGACGGAGAGATGACGGGCATCGCCCTGCCTTACGTGGTTACCTTGGAAAAGGGTAGCATGGAGGTTCTATCGATCAGAAGGAACTGGCATGAAGATGATGAACTCCACCAAAAGCGCCAGCACTTTGTCCACTACCAATACATCCCCGGATTTGGTTTCTACGGATACGGACTTATACATCTCATTGGAGGTTACGCTAAGTCCGCTACCATGCTCATCCGTCAATTGGTTGATGCTGGCACTCTCTCAAATCTGCCCGGAGGACTTAAATCACGGGGGCTTAGGATTAAAGGTGATGACACGCCGATTCAGCCCGGAGAATTTAGGGACGTAGATGTCCCTTCCGGAAGCATCCGTGACAACATCTTACCGCTTCCATACAAAGAACCAAGTCAGGTTTTATTCGCCCTCTTCCAAAACATCGTAGAAGAAGGTAAAGCGTTTGCCTCTGCTGGAGATATGAATGTCTCCGACATGAGCGCACAGGCTCCCGTAGGTACGACTCTGGCTCTCCTAGAGAGAACCCTGAAGGTGATGGGCGCGGTACAAAGCCGCATGCATTTCAGCATGAAGCAGGAGTTCAAACTCCTCAAAGAGATCATCGCTGAAGACGCACCGACCGAGTACTCATATCAGCCTGAGTCAGGCGACCGCCATGCTAAACGTAGTGACTATGAGTTGGTGGATGTAATCCCTGTCTCTGATCCTAACGCCGCAACGATGGCGCAAAAGATTGTGCAGTATCAGGCAGTGCTTCAGTTAGCCCAGTCTGCCCCGCACATCTACAACATGCCTCTCTTACACCGCCAGATGATTGAGGTTTTAGGGGTAAAGAACGCCAATAAGTTGGTGCCAATTGAGGACGATGAACTCCCAACAGACCCAATCCAAGAGAATCAAAACGCAATAACGGGCAAACCGCTCAAAGCGTTTATTGAGCAAAACCACTCTGCGCACATCCAAGTGCACATGGCTGCCATGCAAGACCCCAAGATTGCCCAGATCATTGGTCAAAACCCACAGGCACAGGCTATTCAGGCGGCAATGATGGCTCATATTCAAGAGCACGTAGCCTTTGAATACCGTATGCGCATAGAGGAAGAGATGGGAATTCCGTTGCCAACAGAAGAGCAGAACAAGAAGGTTGATCCGGCATTTGCCAATCAACTCGCTGCAATGGCTTCTGAAGCGGCACAAAAGCTGTTTAAACAGCATACACAGGAAGCCCAGCAGCAGATGGCACAACAACAACTGCAAGACCCTGTTATCCAGATGCAACAACAAGAGTTGCAGATCAAGATGCAGGAACTCCAGTTGAAACAACAAAAACAGCAGATTGAGGCAGCCGCTAAGGCCGATCAAATCCGCGTAGAGGAATCCCGTATTGAAGCCCAGAAAGAGATTGCCGCTATGCAAGTAGCCGCCACGGCAGCAGCCAAGCGCGACCAACTAGAGAAGCAGCAACAACTTGAAGGCACAAGGATGGGTATTGAGTTGGCTAAGAGCCGAAATCAAAGAGGAAATAAATGAGCGACGTAATCCGAGCACTTTCCCACATTCAGAAAGAGATAGCCCGCCTGCGTGATGAACAGGCAATGTTTATCTCAACGGGAAGAGCAGCAGATTACGCGGAATATAAGAACGTCTGCGGGGTAATTCGGGGTCTAAGCCTTGCAGATCAGTCCATCAACGACCTTGTAGAAAGAATGGAGAAATCCGATGAGTGAATTTGACGTGTCCGCTGTGGACCTGTCCGGCGTCCTTAACAGGACTGCAGAGGAAAAGGCCAAACAGCTACCCGATCCTAAGACATTCCACCTGCTCTGCGTAGTACCAGAGGCTATGGAGGAATATGCCGATAGTGAGGTAGGTCTAGTCAAAGATTCCAAAACGATGCATTACGAAGAGGTTTTAACGCCTGTACTTTTTGTCGTCAAGTTGGGTCCTGATGCCTATACAGACAAGAGCCGTTTCCCTAACGGTCCTTCTTGCAAGGTTGGTGACTTTGTCATCGTCCGTCCAAATTCAGGCACCCGCCTGAAGATTCATGGTCGCGAATTCCGCATCATCAATGATGACTCGGTTGAGGCAACCGTGGAAGACCCCCGTGGCATTCAACGCGCTGCATAAGGAGCACACATGGCAACAGAGTACAAAGGCGAGGAATTTACATTCCCTGACGAAGAGAAAGAAACCCCTGTTCAGCAGGAGTTAGAGATTGATACGGACACCGAAGAGAAACCGCAAGTAAAGGCTGAGTCAGAAGACCCAACCGATGAAGAACTTGCGCAGTACGACGAGACTGTCCGCAATAAACTCAAGAAATACACCAACAACTACCACAATGAACGCCGCGCCCGTAAGGCCGCACAGCGTGAACGTGAAGAGGCGGAAGCCTTTGCCAAGAGCGTCTATGAGGAAAACAAACGCCTCAAAGACCAATTGGAGTCCGGCAGTAAAGTCTTCATTGAGCAAAACAAATCCACCGCAGAACTGCAGTTGGACAACGCCAAGAAGAAGTTACAAAAGGCTTTTGAGGACGGTGACGCTGATGCTTTTGCAGAAGCACAGGTAGAGGTAACGAAGGCATCTCTCAGGCTAGACAAGGCCGAGACCATGACGCCTATTGTTTCTCAGCCATCAGAGCCGCCCCGCCAACAGTCCAATACAAACCCACGCACTAAACAATGGGTTGAAAACAACTCAGAATGGTTTGGAGTGGACGAAGAAATGACTATGGCTGCAATGGGACTTGACAAAAAGTTACAAAAGCAGTATGGTTCTGACTACATTGGTTCCGAAGATTATTTCAAAACAATCGATAGGACCATTCGCAAACGCTTCCCAGAGCAATTTGGGATAGCCGAGGAAAATGACGAACCTCAAAGAAAGACGTCAACAATGGCAGAAGAGGCCACTCCTCCGCGCCGCATGAGTTCTGTAGTTGCTCCCGCAACTCGCAGTACTCCACCTTCACGTATCAAACTGGACCCACGTCAGGTATCTCTGGCGAGAAAACTTGGTGTTACTCCAGAAGAATACGCAAGACATGTATCACTCATTGAAAGGAACGCAGGATGACCGAAGCTCAAACACGTAAACCACGCGAAGCTGGTAGTCGTACACAACAAATGCGTCGCCCTGAGCGATGGAGTCGCCCGGAAGGTTTGCCTAGCCCTGATGACCGCCCCGGATGGAAACATCGTTGGGTGCGTGTAAGCATGATGGGTTCTGCAGACGCCAAAAATATTTCTTCTAGTTTCCGCGAAGGTTATGAGCCTTGCAAAGCAGAAGAGTATCCGGAAATGATGATGCACGCCGTAGAAGATGGACGCTTTCAAGGCAACATTGAGGTCGGCGGGCTGTTGTTATGCCGCATTCCGGCAGAGTTCTTGGGTCAACGTGCTGAGTATTACGAGTCCCAGAACAAAGCAAACATGGAATCAGTGGACAACAGCTTTATGAAAGACAGTCATCCAAACATGAAGAAGTTTTCTGAAAAGACAACTAAAGTCTCGTTTGGGTCAGGTTATTAATTATTTTTAAGGAGTCCTAAATGGCTTACCCCGTTGTTTCGGCCCCATACGGCCTAAAGCCGATCAATCTGATCGGTGGTCAAGTGTTTGCGGGTTCTACCCGTGAATATGCGATCCCTTATGGATACGCAACTAATATTTTTTATGGCGATTTCGTTGGATTGAGCCGTGGAAATATTGCGCGTATTGGTGTTAGTACTGGTACTCTTGGTACTCTTACTGGCGTCTTCTTGGGTTGTTCTTACACAAACCCAACCACCAAGCAAAAACAATTTGCTCAATACTGGCCCGCTTCAACGCTAGCTGGTGATGCAGTTGCTATTGTTTGTGATGATCCTGACACAGTGTTTAAAGCTGTCGTTTGTTCTTCTGGTACTACTGTTGCTTCTGGCGCTCGCGCCATGATCGGTCAAAACTTGGCAATGATCAACAACACCACTGGTAACGTGAACACTGGCGACTCGCTCAACTCTTTGTTGGCTCCCACTAACACGCCAGATACTACCGATGCGTTGCCAATCCGTGTTTTGGGCTTAGTGCCTGACACCGTTGTCACCTTGGGTACTGCCACCTACACCAGCATCTCTACCGCTACTGTTACCTGCTCCGCTTTGCCTTACGCATTGCCTGTCGGTACAGACGTTGGTTCACTTGCTGCTAATGGTCAGTACATCCCTTCGGGTTCGTTTGTTGACACAGCAGCCGCTGCTGGTGCAACTTCGTTCATCTTGAACCAAGCCCCGGTTACAGCTTTTGCTGCTAGCTCTACGCTTGTGTTTGCTCAGTATCCAGAGTTGCTGGTTAAGATCAATTTTGGTCAACACCAGTACTACGCTGCCACTAGCATTGCTTAAGGAGTAATTTAAAATGGCTATTTCACGCGCACAACTACTTAAAGAACTCCTCCCGGGCCTCAACGCTTTGTTTGGTTTGGAGTACGGCCGCTATGGTGAAGAACATAAAGAAATTTATGAGACTGAATCCTCAGAGCGTTCGTTCGAAGAAGAGACAAAACTGTCTGGTTTCTCTGCTGCTCCTGTCAAGAACGAAGGCCAAGCCATCGCTTATGACAACGCACAAGAAGCATGGACAGCTCGTTACAACCACGAAACCATTGCGATGGGCTTTGCCATCAAAGA